CTCCGACACCGGCACGCCGATCCTGGCAGAAACGATATGCGCCGTCTCGCTCGCGCGCTTGAGGTCTGAGGAAAGCAGCACGTCGGGCGGCTTCTTGGCGAGCTTGTCGGCCATCTTGTGGGCTTCCGCGCGGCCTTCCTCGTTGAGCGGGATGTCCTTCCAGCCCCGGATGCGATCGACCGATGTCTTGCTGTCGTTGAGATCGGTCGAACCGTGCCGAATAATCATGATCCTGTGCATATCGCCCCCGCCGTGAACCGGCGCAATGAGCGGCGCGCGCGGTTCGCCGGAGAACATATCCAGCGCCCGCTTGCCGCCGCGCAGCCCAAGATTCATCGGCATTATTTCTTCTTCCTGACGTGCCGGCCCATCATCTTATTGCCGTGTTTATTGGCGGTAGCAATGGCGATTCCTTCCGGGGTGCCTGACTTAACCATAGCAGTCGCCATCGCCGCCGCCTTAGAAGCTGCCGGTCCAGACAGCTTCTTATTGTGTTTCTTAGCGAAAGACTTGGCAGACCAGGACAATCAGTCCTCCTTGATCGCCTGATGCGCGAGATATGCCTTAGCGGCGCCGTACCGCTTGACGGCCTCGTGCTTCATCTGGTCGCCGGTCTGCAAGCCGCCCTTGTATGGGTGCGCGCAGTAGGTGTTGTTGCTGACGACGCAATGGCCTTTGTGGCAGCCGTCGCAGCAGTTCATCTTGGTCATACCGGCGAACGGCGACGGCTTGGGTGTCGCCACTACCGCGAGCTTGGGGCGGTTCGGCCCGCGCTTGCGGCGCTGCTTGACGGGCTGCGGAGGAAGTTCGGTAGCCTGGCTCTGGTCGCTCATGGGTCATATCTCCTGATAACAAATTCGGCAATCATCAAGGCAAGAAAGACAATTGCCAGAAGGACAGCAATGGTTTGCGCCAAAGTGTGCATCAAGCCGCCGTGTCGATGACACCCGTGATGATCTGCTGGAGATTGTGCATTTCGCGTTTCTCCAGCGTGCCGCCCTTGCGATAGCGCGCCATCCATTCCTTGTCGGCCATCAGTTCGGTGCGCCGCGCGGTCGCCGCCTCCACGGTCGAGGGCGAAGCGCCGCTGCCCTCCACCAGCTTGTCCTCGCTGATGCCGGAGCCAATCTTGCGGAACAGTTCGGCAATGACATCGACGCCGGCCGCCTTCGCCATGGTGTCGTAGAGTTCCTGGCTAATGCCGAGCTTGCGGGCGCCTTCCATGGCCTGCAACTGGTTGGCATTGAACTTCGGCCCCCAGGATTCCTTGATCTTGGCAACGCCCTGGTCCCATTTGGCTTTGGCTTCGAGCGCATCGGTGGCATCGCTCTGCTCGGCGTGCTTGACCATGGCAGACGCAAGCGCCTTGGCGGCATCCTTCGGGATGTGGTTCTCGAACGCAGCCTTGCGCAGCGTGTCGGCAAAGGCGTCATCGATGGCGGAACCGTCCGCCAGTTTGATGTCGGAAAAGTCGTACAGTTTCGGATCGATCGGCTTGCCCAGCCGGTTCCAGACGTTGTTCCAGGCCGGATCGTTGCCGTCCTTGGGCAACCGGATCAACTGGTCGGCGGGCGCGCCCAGGTGCCTTTCAGCGGCGCGGTGCGCCTTGGATGCCTCGATGGCTGCCTTGACCGGATCGTCGGCCCAGCCCTTGTTTTGGAAATAGCCAATGGTTTCGGCGTCGGCCTTGCCCTCGTACCAGGGCGCTGTCGGGGTAGTGGGTGCTGCTGGCGTTCCGGTGGCCGTTATCGCTGGCGCGGCAGCTCCGGTGTCGGCTTCAGGCATTTTGCATTTCTCCTGTTGGATATGGCACCCCAAAGCGAAGCATAAATATCTGCTCTGGTGTGAGGTTCAGAAAGGCGAGTATTTCAAGAAAGACCTGGCGCTTGCCCTCGTTGACAAGCGTATGGTTTATGTCAACGGCTTGATTATTATCTAGGACGATCGAGCTTTTGGAAGCATTGCATAAACGGTTCAGGTACATCAAAACCCTCTGTCCTGATGGGCCGGAAAAACACATTGAAAAATCGCGCTTGCGCTGCTCGGCTTCTTCACGCGCCAAAGCTGCTTGTGCCAATGCTTCTTCTTCCTTGGACATTTACGGCCCAGGCCCTTGCTGCGGCTGCTGCTGCGGCTGGCCTTGCGGTGCGCCGCCCTGCTGGCCCATGCCGGCCTTGGCTTGCACGGCCTGCGCCTTCATCATGGCGGCCTGCGACGGCATGGCCTGGATTTGCTGCTGTATCTGCTGCGCCTTGGCGCGGCTCTGCGCCTTCTGCGCCATGGCCCGCTTGTCGGCCATCCAGCGTTCCGGCGTGCCGTTGATGTCGGCAATGTCGGGCAGCGCCACCTGGAAGTCGAACGGATCGTAGATGGATGTGTCGCCGGTCGCCTGGGCTACCTGATGGGCTATATCCAAAGTTCTAGTGAAGCCGGACACCTCACCTGCGCGCTGCGCCTTGGCCAATGGGCTTGTATAGACCACCTTGTATTCGCCCTTGGCCTCGGCCAAGCGCGGCGGCATTGGGGGGAGCAGTCTTTGCTCTGCGAGCAAATCCAACTCCCTGTCAATCATCGGCCCGAGATACTCGGACTGCTGCCGCCCAAGGGTGGGCGCGATCAAGATGCCCTTTTGATTAACGATCTCAGTGACCTGCGTGGCGGTCAGGATTTTCTCGTCGAGGATGAGCTTGAATAGGCTGACCAGGAAGGCGTCCTGGATCAGTTCCTTTTCCATGTCCATCATCTTCTCGGAAATCTGGATGTTGCCTGCGGGAAGCACGTCGATGAGCTTCTTGCCGTCCTCGGTCATGGCGCCCTTGTTGAGCGCGCCAGGCCGCATGGAAAAACCAACGATGCCGTCGTCCCCGGTAATGAACACAGGCGCCACCGCACGGTGGCCTTGCGTGAGGAAGTCGGCCTTCTGCGCGTTGAGCGTCTTGAGTGCCGGCAGCACCATCTGCGCCGGGCCACGGCCATACACCTCGTTCGGTCCCTGGTCGTAACGGCTTGGGCATATCGGCAGAGAGCGATAGCCGCCCTCAGGAGCCATCAGGCAACGGCCTTCGATAGAGATATAATACGAACAAAACGGCAGGCCGCGCTTGTCGAGGCGTTCCTGATCGTAGTCGTGGCGCGGCTTTACGAAGTGCAGGAAATTGTACGGCCACTGGCTGTTCTGCTTGAGCGGCGCGTGCAGGCTCGCCGGCAGGGCTTCGATGCCCCATTTCTGCACCGCCTGATATGCGGTGAGCCGGAACCAGCGCACGAAGCGATCGACCAGGCCCTGATGATTTTCGCCCAGGAACAGTTCGCCCAACGGGATCGACTTGTAGCGCAGACCTGGCCGCTGGCCGTGACTAGAGCCGTCGAACTTATCGACGTACATCGCGGCGTTGCCGAAGGCGCCGAGCGACTGAAAATTGTTCTGGTTCTGCCCGGTGAAATTGCTCGACGGCTGGTTGCGCTGATTGAACAGTATCCTGTTCACCTCATCGAACCACAGCCGCGTCTGCCGGTCCTTCATGACGTAATCATTGTTGGCGCGCAGCGTATGCCATTCCATGTTGCGCGGCGTGAGCATCGAATCGCAGATGGCGGCGAACCTGTGCAGCGCCATCATGCCGGTGGCGTCGATCTGCTGCTGACTTTTCTTGGTGCCCGGCCAGTTGTAGTTCATGTAGAAAAATGTGTTGCGCGAGTTGGGATGAATTAGTTGGGCCACCTCCTCCCACTGGATCGCGAACGTATTTCGCCAGATCGTCATCTGACTGAACTCTTGCAGCAGTTGGGTAACTAGCTCCTGTTCCTTCCACGGTATATCGCGCGGCATTCCATCGAGCACCTGCGCGTTCGCGGAATTAAGCGTGACGTTGAAATTGAAATTAGGCTTTGATTTTGCGGCCATGTTTAATTCAATGCGAACCTTCTGGCATCCGGGTCATGCACGGAGAAATTCGGATCGAGCCGCCGGTCGGCCACAATCCATTTCTGCGCGTAGCGGAACAGTTCGATGCGGTCGTCGTCGTTGAGTTTGATGTCGTCGGCGAGCCGGCGCAGCGCGCCTTGCATCTGTTCCTCGTCCTTGAAGATCACGGCATTGAGGATGCGGACGCCATCCTTGCGAATGATGTCCGCCACGATGGCGCCGCTCTGCGCGATCTTGCCAGCGCTGCACAGGCCGGGCGGGCGCAGCCCCGCAAAGTCGTCGAACACCGCGTGCAGCAACTCCTCCATGGCCTCGTCGTCGGAATGCGCTACCACCGACATGACCACCGCGCCGAGCGGCCGGTAGCGCGTGGCTGCAATCAGCCTGCCCTGCCACGATGCGCGCATGACTTCCGGCAACATTCCGGTGGACAATCTAGCCACTGTAGCCGCCGAGCAGGTTGATGGCGCCAAGCCCCAGCGCGGTTGCCTGTTTGCTACTGCCCTGCGGATTGGCTGATTGCAGGAGCTTTTTCTTGCGCTTCTCCTCCTGGTCGGCCATTTGCTGATTGAGAGCATCGCCCAGCCCGCCTAGCCCCAGGTTGATATTGGCGAGCGATGACGGGTTGGGTGTGGCCATGCCGGCGCCTCCATAAGGACAGACTGCGGCAAACTGCGCCGCACAACCGCCTACCGCAAGGCACTGTTAATCGAACGGCTGGAACGGATCGAAATCTATGCCATCGGCTATTTGCGGGCCGGAGCCGGTCTGGCGGCGCACGTCCATGGAACCGAGCGGCACGTTCTTGGCGTAGCGTTTCATCATCAGGCCGATGCGCACGGCTGACAAGATATCGTCGCGTTCCTTTACGATCTGCCCATCGCGGCGGTGATAAAGCCGGAACTCGTCAAAGAAATCAGACAGATGGTTGGCGACCTTGAACCGCCCGGTGGTCATGCGTTCCTGCATTTCCATGATGCCGGCCTCGGTGGAAAACCCGCCATCCGGCCAGGTTCCCCACTCTTTTAGCATGTGTAGGCCCTGGTCCTTGTAGAGTTTCTGCACGGTCTGCCCGGTGTTTCTGTCGCCGCGCACATTGCCGTCGTGCGGCCAGGCGACCGGCACGCTCGCGCCGATATTGCGCATGGGCACTGCATGTTGCAGAGGCCCGCAGTCCTTCATGCGGATGACGTGGTGCACGTGGATGCAATCGTTGTCGCGGTCCCACAGCAGCAGGGCTGCCGCGAAGGCGTGCATGATGCCGAAGTCCACGCCCCATATTTTCCCCCAATGACCCGGCACGTTGTCGATTATGGCCTCTGAGATCGATTCCTCCGTGACCTGGAATATCCGGCCCGACCCCAGCATGGGCACGCCCTTGGCGCGCGCCTCGCGCTCGTGCGCCGGGTAGCCGGCAATGATGGAAGCCCTCTGCTCCGGCGGTATGTGCTTGGCGTCCTCGATCTGCATGGACACCATGCCGCGATCCTCGCTCGGCTCGTCGGTAAAGCGCGTCACCACATCGCTTGGACCTTTAAGCGGCGTGAACGTCATGTAGGCCATGCCGCCGGTGGCGGCGACGCGGGTCAGTCCTTCCGAATAGATGTTGAGGTCCGGTTCCTCATCGAACCAGATGAAGTCGAGCGTTTCGCCCTGAAATTTGGCGCGGCCCTGCTCGTACGACTTAAAGCGCGCGACGCTAATGCCGCCGCTAATATGCTTGACCTGGATAGTGTCGTAAGCGTCCGTGACGCCTCGGGCGAGAGACGGCTTATCAGCGAAAGCGTCCTTAGGAATGAGGCCCGCCCCGAAATCCGAATCCACCCCAGGCTCTCCGCACAGCTTCGCTTGTTGGACATCGCGCACCACCCCTGAGGTTTCGCCGGCGAGCCACGCCCGCACCGGCCGGTCAAAGCGCCTACCGCGCCACCATTTGGGATAATTGCCGGTGAGATGGGCTGCCGCCTCGAAGGCGCCGGCCTGCGACTTGCCGACGCGGTTACCTGCCATAAGCAGCCGCTCACGCACGCCCAGGCCCATATTGAAGAACTGCCGCTGCTTCACATACGGCTCGAAATACGCAAACTTATTGAACCTCTGTCTTTCCGCCAGCCAGATCAGGACTTTCCTGCGCTCCTGCGGCGTCAGGGGCTTCTGTGACGGGTTCAAACTCTCCATCGATGACATCGTTAAACCCCAATAGTTTCTGCATTGAAACACCAGTCTCCATCGAGAAGCGAGCAGCAATGGCCTTCAATTGCAACTCGTCCATCTCATGCCGCACCGTGACCTTATGCTCAGTCTGCGCGGCATAGCCGGTGCGGTCGAGCACCATGCCGATTGCTATCAAATGCTTTGGGTCGTCAGGATTATCAACAACGGCATTCAAAGCATGAATGGCCTTGACCGATACGCCGCGCAGCACACGCCAGCCAACTTCATGCAATGCAGCCAGAACATCGCCGTTCTGCAACAGATGGTGCGCACGCACCTTTGCCGCCTCACTGGTATCAGAATATCCAGCCGATCGAGCAGCATTGGCTGCCGTAAACCCAGCCGCCATGTGAACCACAAACAAACGCTGCCGGTCATCGCGCAACGCCTCAAGATGTGGCCCCCATTCATCACGCGGCGGCAACCCGATCAGCGGCTCTATCGCCAGACGTTTTCCCATACCGCCACAATTAGAGTAACCGTTATGTGTCCCGCAAGGCACACATACCACCAAAACCCACACCGGACTACCCCCGGTCTATTTTAGACCCGGTTAGGACTACATTCACACGCACACACAGAACAGCGCGTGGCAGAGGGGATAGGTGAATTTTCCAGCGCCAGCGCATCTCGGGGGTGCCACCGGCAGCCACCCCGGTCTATTTGCCCATGACCTATATGCGCAGCCAATGCAACATGGATGCGACATGGCTGCAATACATCAATATATGCAATGGCTTACACCAAGCCAGCGGATTGTATATCCGCTTACATCATAAGCATTGGTGATGGGGCATAACCAAGCGTTACGTTTGCAGTGCAGCAATATTGCTATTTTGTGCTGTGCTGTGCGCTGTCTGCTGTAGCCTTGGGGATTGCCTTGCGGTGCGTTGCTTGTGTCACGATGGCATACCTGCATGTGACATTATGACATGCACTGTGCAGCACTGCGGCAGGCCATGCGCTCGCGTGCTGTAGGGCTGATTTGTGCTGCTGTAGGGCAGGTGTGGCTGTAGAGCTAGGCTGCGGCAGCGCTAGGGATGCAGACGCATAATATATGCTGCATGTCAATCCCCCATGTAAGCCATTGATATTGGCTGCATTTATTTGTAGTTATGGAACATGGCGTAATTATATTGCGTTTGGCCACATTATCAATTGGCTGCAATATTCCATAATGTGTTCGCGGTTTAGTTTTTTATTTTGTCTTTGTGTCGTATGACCTGTTGACAGTGTGCAGATAATATGAATATGGTGTGTACGTTGCTTCATGGCGAGGCAATGCAGCACAAAGCGAGGATGACACATGGCACGCAAAATCACAGACAAGCTTCTGAACAAACTAGCCGCAGAGCAGCAAAACGCTTGGGGGCAAATCACCCTAGATACCATCGTAGTCGATGTCATTTATCCCGGCGGTAAGGGATTGGCTTTCGAGTTGCAAATCGAACCTAACATCATATTGCAGCCGCGCACCAATACATGGATACCGGGCGTCGTCTACAATCCGCACTACACCAATGAGACATTAGATGACGATATGCCGGATGTTGGCGAAATCGTTGCCTATGCCATCAATGAGGGCGAGATGACATCCGATACCATAGAGGACCACAATCATATCGGCCCAATCAAATGGCAGGTCCGTAACGTCAAGCCGCTCAAGACTTGGGGCGTGCTATAGTTGCCGCGCTGATCGCGACATTTAATTGCGCTGGAGGATAAAAACTTGCTCAATATCATATCGTTAGGTGCAGGCGTGCAAAGCACCACATTATTGCTCATGGCAGCACAGGGCAAAATCGGCCCCATGCCCGACGCCGCAATCTTTGCCGATACGCAATGGGAACCTAAAGCGGTCTATCGCCATCTCGCATGGCTCAAATCACAAGCCATCCCATTCCCGATTTATCAGGTAAGCGCGGGCAATCTGCGCGCCGACATTCTATCGCGCTCAAACACAAGCGGTGGGCGCTTCGCCGCCGTGCCTTGGCATATGGTCATGCCCAACGGTTCAACAGCCATTGGCCGCAGACAATGCACCCAAGAATACAAACTAAAACCAATCCGGCAAAAAGTTCGCGCCCTGCTAGGCGATAAAACACCCAAGGGTGGCGCACAAATATGGATTGGTATTAGCTTAGACGAAGCCATGCGTATGAAGCCATCTAAAATCGGCTACATGGTCAATAGATGGCCACTGATTGAATTAAGAATGACCCGCCGCGATTGCCTGCAATGGCTAACAGAGCAGAATTACCCGCAACCCCCAAAATCATCCTGCATCGGTTGTCCTTATCATTCCAATAGCCAATGGCGCGACATTAAACGAGTTCCAGACGAATGGCAGGATGCCCTAACAATAGACGCGGCCATTCGAGATCAGCCAAAAATGAAAGGACAACAGTTCGCCCACCATTCCAAAATACCATTGGCCGATGTCGATTTATCAACGGCTGAGGAACGCGGTCAATTAAACCTATTCAACAACGACTGTGAAGGAATGTGCGGAGTTTGAGATTGCAGCCCTAGCGCCTCTACATGGGGCGCTAGATCGGCAATCCCGCCGACAATGCGAGGACACAATGGCACAATTCAGCAAACGGCACTATCAGGCTATCGCGCAAGTGATGCAGGATAGCCGCATAGAACAAGAGCAATTCGGCTTGCACGATTCAAAGCAGCAATCAGCCGTCAATGACGCGATGGAAGTAGTTTGCGACGAACTGGCCGATATGTTCTTTGACGATAATCCGCTCTTTAAGCGTGATTTGTTTATGCAAGCCTGCCAGCCTGGCGCCAACGTGCGCGCCAGAAAGGTAGCGTAGTCATGACAAACCTATACCGCAGCGAAAGCAGCAACCCAAAATGGAATGCGCAACGCAATCTAAACGGGCGCACCCATTACGTTGACGACGACACGCTACGCTTCCACAAATCGCGCATTTTGTCGGCACGCCACACCGATAATGGCCTACTGTTCGCCATTGTCGAAAGCATGGCGCTCGATATGCACAACACAAAGCGCGGCTACCGATACGTCATCTTCGACCTGTTCGGCAGCACAATCGACCGCCCCAAATTAGAGGACAGTTATAGGACCTCTCGGCAGGCAACGGCCGCAATGTGGGCAGCATTAAACGCCATTGACGCCAAGGCTATCACATTGGCAGCCATTGACCAGCAAGCCAAAAACCATATCCGCGAAATCGCGGACCTGACCAAGCTAGTGCAGTCGATTGATACCGCAAAGGCAGCCTAGCCATGAAAACCCCACAACTCCCGCCACTCGCTGGCATGACGCCGCTAGGGCTCACCAATGCCCTATCCCGCGACCAAGCCGCCCTAGCCCAACGCAAAGCTAACTCGCCGCTAATGGCACCTAAGCCGCAGATACCGTGCGACCATGGACTATTTAGCGACGAGCGGGATCAACTCGACTTGGCGGATATGCCAATGTTTCACGATGCAATCGAGGAGGAATAGACAATGGCACAACATCTCACAAACCTAATCAATGAAGCACTAATGGACGCCCACAAGCGCAATGATTGCCATTGGACGCTTCGCTACACGGACAAAGCAGTGCTTAATCACATGGATTTGCTGCTAGTTCGCGGCAATCATCCAATGGCTATGCGACCAGGAACGCAAGAAAACCGTTTCTGCGAACTGGCGCGGGCTGGCGTTCAACTATCAGACTAATCCCTACACGGGCAGCCGTTGGCGCGGCTGCCCACTACCTTATGCGAGGACAATCCAATGTCACTAGACAGTTACAATTTTCAAGACCGCATGGCAGCCGGCAAACAAGCCGCCATGGACGCGCGCAACCGTGGCCGCTCGATTGGCAGCAAGCCGGCGCGGCAACATAAACGGCCCATCGAGGACAATGAGATCAATCGCGCCTATAGCGAAATCGCCAGCCTGCGGGCTGAATTACGGCAGGCAAAACTCGATGCAATTGTGCTGCCGGAACCGCTCGATCATGGTGCGGAGTTTGATCGGCTAATGGGGCCCCGGTTGGCGCCGGAGCCCCGATCACTGCCGGATCACGGCAGCCTGCGAGGACTAAGGCCGGGACCGCAGGCAATGACCATTGCCGAATACCTGGACGCGCTATCGCAACTAGGCTTGACCCGCGCGGGAAAAGCTACCGCCGCCGCGCTCGGCCTTGGCATACGACAGTGCATTAGGCTCGCACAAGGTACAACGCCAATTAGCCCTACCATTGCATTGCTGGTCAAAGCGTATCTGCGGCACGGTTTGCCCACCTGATTTGCGCTGCACGGCGCGCTAGGGCTTGTGCCTGCTGTTTTGACATATACCGCCGGCTGTTAAAACCGCCTTTGGCCCATATTTTATTGATTGCCCTATGCACACTAGCGTGCATCATTGTGCCATTCCGCACATTGCTCGCATTGCGCTTTTTCAGCTTGGCCGCTGCCTTGCCATGCTCGATCACCACCAGCCGCAGACCCAATACCGCCAGCATATCCCCCAGGCACCACCAGCCGATTCTCAATTTTGGATCGTTGCGTAATACCTTGCTGGCATAGCCGTCGGCAAAATGGCCTAGCTCGTCGATTGTTTCTCGTGAAACATCCAGGGCATCCGCACGCAACCGCAGGATGTAATGCAGGTCTTCGTATGTGGCAACAGTGCCGAGAATGGCGGGCGCGGTCATGCTGAAATCCTGATTTTATTTCTGACCACAGCACTAACAAAACTAGGACAAGGCCCGTATTTCCTAGCTAATGCAGCAACATCACCGCGCTTTCCCTTAAATTCAGATCTTATAGCTGAGATAACATCAAAAGAAAATTTACATTGGTGGTGCTGTTCACCGCGCTTTTGCGTCCCATGAATCTCCCTATCCGCACAATTCTCTTTTGCTGTAGCCCATCGCAAGTTTCTGTAATGATTATTTAATTTATTGCCATCGTTGTGCGCTGCTTGATGCTTCAAAGACGGCGCAGGCCCGATAAATGTCTCGGCTACCAACCTATTAGCGCGCAATTCATATTTTTCCCCTGATTTATCCACTAATTTGACCTGCTTATATCCAGACCTCAAAATCCTGCCTTTCAAAATGTATCCAGATTTTATCCTCCTTTTGGCAGGAACAATTCGCCTAATATCACCATATTCCGAAATCTCGTAGTCTGGATAATTTGGGTGAACGTCCCACATCATATTTTTCCCCCCGCCGCCAGTTTTTTAGCTAATGCACTGCGCGATTTTGTAGGGTCTCCAAAATGCTCGGCCGTCAAATCGCGATCGGCCATGGCCTCGATCTCCCAGCGGTCATGCTCGGCCTGCACCTCAGCCGGCACGTCCAGCCGCCGGTGATACCTGTCCGCCGGCGGCAGCGCCGCCAATCCATGCGCTGTATAGCGGCCCTCCGGTGGCATTTGCAGCTTGACGACCCGCCGCCTGGGCGGCTGCGGCTTAGGTCCGGTCTTGGCCGCAACCGTATAGCCTACCCGGTGCGCGCGGCGCCATTTGGGGTCAACCGCAGCCCGAATCTCCTCCACCGTCTTGTGCATTGCAAAAGCTACCTGCTCCCAATCACAGCCCTCAGCCCGCAATGCAGATACTTTCAGGTGTTCGCCCATGGATAGGGTCATATGATGTCACCCTTACCTGGCCGACGAACCGGCGACCCTGCCCGCGCCATTTGCCGATAGCGCCAATGCGCCACCTCCTCCCCGCCAAGACCCTTCGGACGTGCCCAGGAAATAGCGGCATCCTTGGCCCTTGATATATTAACCATATCGGAAACCACGCCATTCCGCTCAATTCGCCACATATCCGGGTAAACACGATCTTGGCAAACACTAATGCCCGTCGTCCGTTGCCCAATGTAAAGCGTTAACCTATCCATGTGCGGCTCCAGTGTTAACCCATTGTTTTCCATCCCAAATATAGCCCTTCGACGCCATGAAAGCATCCATTTTGGCCTGCTTGTTACCGTCTGGATCGTCATCGACATAATCGAGGAACCGTTTTTGGTGCAACCAGGTCCGCGCCATGCACACGAACTCACTGGCGAACTGCCCGTGCTGCTTTAGCTCCTCGGCATAGGCGCGGGCCGCGCGCACCAAATTTTCAGGCTTAACTCCTTGTTTTACCAGCATATTGTATTTGTCCTGCGCCGGGCCGATCGGATTGGCCCCCTTGCGCCGGGGGTATGCCTGCCAAAACTCAGTGAATGTTGTCATAATTGCCTCGCAGGATTGGTTTCCTAATCATACCATTAGTAGTGGGTGTTACCGTTTTATCACGCTACATCTTGTGGGTCTTGACATGTAGTTTTGGCCCTGTTCATGCTACGCGCGCGGCTCACCGGCACCACCACCACAGCAAAGTGGCCTTCAGGAAAGGCCCGGTGAGAAGCAAACCACACAAAAACCCACCGAAAACTCTGCCCAAGACAAGCGGCATACAGGTGATTGTCGGAAACTCTATTTCGGTGCGACCTACTAGATGTAGTGTTTTGGGTGTGGTCGACACTAGATGTAGTATGCCGTTCACTTTATGAGCCCCCACGCTGCCAACACCGCCAATGCGCGGTCTATCCCTTGTGCAACGCAGCAATAGGCGCCGGCTGTTTCCATGTCGCTGATAAATTCTAGTTGCGCCTGGGTAGCTTTGTTCGCACCGACCTTCAGTTCCAGACAGTACATGCGGCCCTGGTGCACCATTATCAGATCACTGACGCCGGCGCGCACGCCCTCGGCCTTCAGCCGCATCCGCTCGTGCCTATTGCTGCGCTCGTTCGCCGTGTGCCAGAAGACCAGGCCCGGCACGCCACGCAGCCGTAGGTGCTGTACAACGCTGCGTTGCAGCATGTGTTCGGTAATGGCGCCACGGTGATAGCCCATTACAGCAGCGTGAGCAGCCCCGTGACGACTGTGAAGCTCAGGCAGAACCAGATCGCCGCATATTCCCAGTCGGGGATGTAGATTGTCATGTCAGCCTCCGTCGCGCACCAGTTTACGCATGGGCCATAGGCCGGGTGCCGCCGTCAGCCGCTTGGCCTTCAATGCTTCCATGATTGCCAGATAGGTGTTGGCCGGGAATTGCTTGTCGCGCCGCCAGTTCGATACCGCCGAATAGGGCGCATTGAGTTGGCGTGCCGTCTTGGCGCTGCCGCCCATCACGTCGATCACGGCGTCTACTGTGGTTAATTTGGCCATGGCTGGAGCATATTCACAAAATCTTAACAGATGCAACATATTTTATTGACGCGGTGCAGATTATATGAGACTGTGCAAATCGGCAGGTACATATGACTGATGACAGCAACCCAATATACGGTGTAATTCTAGGATTGTTGGTTGCTGCATTTCTACTTTATGGATGCGCGCCAATTTGGAATTGGATGCTCGGATATGGCTTTAGGTGGATTTGGTCATGACCAAAATCGAAACACTAGACGACACCAAAATGCCGGGCCGGCGCAGCTACATCATAACCGGCGATACCAAGTTCGAGGTGCAGTGCATCATAGATGCAAGAATGCGGTGGGTTGATACCGCCATGGGTGGTGTGCCCGGCAGCGCGCATTTCATCGGGCCGTACCGGATAGCTGGCGGACGCTACGAGGCCAAGGGTAAGGTCATCATCACATGATATCAACCCGTGCAAAAAACGGAATAATAAATTGGTTACATGATTGGGCTGTAATAGATTTTTCAGAACGTACATTGGAAAATGTTGATTGGGAATCGGTAAAAAAATTGGAATTAACATGGAATTTTCATCGAACGCCAAATGTGGGATATAAAACAGCAAAAGAAATCGGCAAATTTCTTAATACAAAAGGCATTTACAAGCATAACCGTTCCGAAATGGGATAATCACATGAACATGGCTGGCGATATTTGCCGCACGATACTCGATGCGTTTGTGATAACCTTGTTCGCAAGTGTGGTCCTGATTGTTGCAGGACTGCTCATCACGGGGACTCTTACACAATGAAACGTATCGCCATGATCGCCAGTCTAGTTGCGTTTGCAGTGTCGCCAGCCAAGGCCGCCGATCCTCGACCGCACGCATGGTGTGGCTGGCAAATGCGGCAATGGCTTGGGGTTGCTGATCGCGCCTATAACCTGGCTGCTAATTGGCGGCACTACGGCAGCAATGCCGGTGGTCCCGCAGTCGGTGTGATCGTGGTCTGGTGGCACCATGTAGGCATTATCACAGGCCACAACAGCGGCGGCTGGATCATAAAATCAGGCAACGACAATCATGCGGTGCGCGAACGCGAGCGCAGCCTGCGCGGCGTCATCGCGTACCGGCAATCGGGAAGAATGGCAGGGCTGTGACCACGCTGTTCCACATCGTCATGGCGTGGCTCATTCTCAATGAGTTGGTATTTTTATGGTTAATGGAAAGGGCAGATGAATGAAAATCAACCCGTTCGAGCTAAAGCAACAAATCGCAAACCTGCTGCTGGTGTTTCCAGAACTGGCCGACGACGAGGACGCGCGGCTCATGTCCATGGAAAGCGAGACTGATCTAAAGGAAGTGCTGACGGTCGTGCTGGACGACATCATGGAAGCCAAAGCCATGCAGGTCGCCATTGACGAGCGGATCAAAGACCTGAAAACACGCGGCGACAGGTTTTATCAGCGCGAGCAGGGCTGGCGCAAACTAGCGCACGATCTCATGAACGCCGCCAGCCTGCGCAAGATGCAGTTGCCGACAGCTACGCTATCTGTGCGTAACGGGCAGCCATCGGTGCAGATCGTCGATCAAGCATTCTTGCCGGAGAACTTCTGGCGAGTGAAACGCGAGCCGAACATTTCGGCTATCAAGGACGCCCTCAAGGGCGGGGCAGAAGTACCCGGCGCCATTCTCAACAACGCGCCGGACACGTTGGCAATCTTAACCAAATGAGGCAGACAAATGAAAATCAGCGAAGCCTATCCATCAAAATTCCTGCGCAGCGGTGACGTGGGAGATAATCAACTCCGCCTGCGCATATCGCACGTCGATCTGGAGGACGTGGCGCAGGGCGAGGACCCCAAGCCGGTGCTGTATTTCCTCGGCAAGACTAAGGGTATGGTGATGAACCGCACCAACAGCAAAGTCATCGCGGAAGCCTACGGCGACGATACCGACACATGGCAGGGGCGTGAGATCATCCTGTACTCAACACAGGTGCCGTTTCAGGGCGGCCTAGTCGATGCCCTGCGCGTGCGCGTGCCAAAGGCGGCACCAAAGAAGCCCGACAAGATCGAGAGTGGGCCACCGCCAAAGAAGCCTGCGCCAAAGCATTCCGATGAGGCTGCTGTAGAGGAAACCGAAAATCCGGCGCCGGCAGACACAGACGAGTTCTAGTTCCACCGCACGACACTCTGCCAACCATGCGGTGACGCCCGCCGATCTGCTCACCACCCAGGCAGGCCGGCGGGCGAGTTATGTTTAGTCGGGCTTGGCCTCGCGGATTAATCGCGCAATACGGCGATAGGCCGTTTGATATGTGCGATTACATATTTCACGCTCAAGTCTAACTGCTATTCGTTCAAGGTGTTGGCGAATTGCACGCGCTGTTGCCGGATGATATTTATGGCTATCATCCTTCAAGGATTTGAATTGAAATACACCGCGCGCCAAGATTGCTCCCTACCAGACAACAAACGTGATATATGCGACGATTAGAATGCAAAGCGTAATTCCTAATCCGATCTTTTGCTTCCGTGTAAACGGCCCTGCGCCAAAGCCCATGTATTTATAGGGCATGTTCCTCCACCTATTTGCGATCTTGTGTGTAAATGGCTTTCATGGAAGTATCCCTAGAAGCCCGGCTAATCACATCTCGCATACCACACCATTTGCACCATAGCATCGTGTCGCCATCTGGATAGATGGGTGGCGCGTAATGCCAATGGTAGCGGTGGGCAATCCGCATGATGACCCGGTATAGAAAACCTCGCAGCATGGTCGCTCCTAATCATTGTCGGTTGATTTGCGAACAGCCTCAGCGGCACGGAGAGCATTACGAGCGACCTGATAGCGGTCATCCAAATCCAACCCTTCGACGCCATACATATTTTTTATCGTGACCTTAATGGATTCTGCCGCCGCCTCGATTTCTGCCGTTGAGGCCATGGACACTCCTCAATTATAAAAACCGTGGCTGTAACATACCGCTTTCGCGGTCGCTGTCGGTTCCTTAAACGCAAGCGCCTCGTGACAAGTTGCCTCAATCTTTTTCAGCGTGACGTAATATCCGATTGCTCCGTAGCCAAGTCCACCAAGGCCGGCCACGAAAAGAGCCACATACGCACCAGTTAGCCATTTCATTGGTTTGCTCCTTTATATCTAAGCTTCCCAAACAGACATATCTTCGGATGCGGCATCGGCTGGCGAATAGTCGTCGCTCCAAAAACACATCCAATCTCGACGGTTGTCCCAAACATAGGAGTGAGCTTCTTCCTTGCTCATGCCGCTGCGTGATACGAAATTGGCTTCCAACTCTAAGAGCCACGCATCGAACGAAAGTTTTGTTTCTGCGGCGACCATTGGTCGGCCTCCTATTGTTTTGGCTTTTTGCGTATGAATTGGCCTTTGCCAGTTTGCTGCCAATGGCCGTAGACAGACGCAGTGGATATTTTCATGCGCTTGGCTATCTTCGGCCCGCTCATTCTAGGCTTACCATTGCGACCATTAAGGAAGTCACCAACGAGCTTAATCCGTTCTGGCGTCATATACACGGCTCGCCCCCAATGGTAGCCGTTGCCGCTACGCGCCTTAAGGGCCGCGATACCCGCTGCCGTCCTTTGAGCGATGATCTGTCTTTCAAATTCCGCAACGAGGCCCAATACGCCCAAAACAAGCTTTCCCGAGACAGTGCCAAAATCAAAGCTTTCCTGTAGAGAGCGAAAGTACGCACCCTTGGCATAGATTTGGTCAAGCCGGGAGTAAAGTTGCCGCATAGACCGCGCCAGCCGGTCCAGACGCCACACGACGAGAGTATCACCTTCCCGTAGGTCTTTGATCGCCAGATCGAGCGCGGGGCGCTTGGCGCTGGCCCCTGACACCTTTTCCACATGCAAATTGTCAGGTAGGACGCCTGCCGCCAGTAAGGCGTCGGTTTGGAGGTCCAAAGACTGATCCTCTGTTGAAACCCGCGCATATCCCACCAAAAACCCATTTGCTGCCATTATGGCCCCGCCGCCGAACACTATCAGATTGTCAGCTAGACATACGCCTTGACAATGGCAAAGTCAAGGTTTACATAGGGACCATGAACACCACGACCACCAACCTTTACGCCAGCCGCTCAAGCGCCCAACGGGCCGCTCGCGCCGCTTGCCGCAAGGCTTTGGGGCCGGTGTTTCAGGCTTACGAAGGACCGGACTACGGCATTCATCCGGTCAGCCCGACAACTGACGAAATGATCGCGGGACAATATCGAGATCGCTATAAAATCGAACTGCGCGGTCCCGCCGCCGACCACAAGGAATAGGCCCCATGCCGCAGACCTTCGCTGATCTGAAACACGAGAACCGGCATTTGGATGAACAAATCCAGACGTTGCTCCGCGAGCGGCGTGAAATCGAGCGAGCACTGGACTGCCGTAAACTTTTCCTGTTCGAGCACGTCGATGGGACGTTCTCGGTTAACGATAAATAGGCCGCCATGCCGGTAATGTATTTTGGCCCAATACGAGTGAAAAGATTTGTTGGGGCGTCAACGACGTGCTGGCAATGGGTTGACGTTTATCAATGCTTTGATCGAACTGGAAACCTAGTCGGAACAATCGAGTTTCCCCGTTGAAGGAATAGGCCCGATGGCAAGACGTTGGCCCAAATCACTAACAGGTCCGGTCATTGTTGAGCGTCGAGACAATGAAACTGGGTTGATCGCCTATGAGGTTATGGACATGGGATCGACTTACCATTGCGTATGCGTCGTGTCGGAGGATCAAAATGACAACGCCAAGCAGGAAGCAGAGTTTGTTGCGATGGCGATCAATAGTGCTCTTGGCGCGCTCAAGGTAATTGATGCCGCTGAATTGAAGGAATAGGCCGCTATGGCAAAACGAACTGACGACTATTGGCATTTCTACTTAACAGATGAACAGGTAGATACGTTGCGTCTGATTTTGACGGCGACATCTAAGGACATGAACAGCTATAATAAGAACTGGTTGCCGTCCCGCATCGCTGCCGCTCGCGTTGAAAGCCTGATTGATGAAATCAACTCAGTGACAGGTTGAAGGAATACCCCCCGATGGCAGCACATTTTAGTGAGATCAAAGAACGCGGTATAGTTTATGCTTGGGATGGCGAAGTTGTCGGATTGCGGGCCGAGATCGAGCGGCTGCGGGCGGCAATAGAGACAATCGGTCGAATCGTAGAGGGCTTCGATTACAATCACGGTGCCGAAATAAAACGCATCATTCACAGCTTGAAGGATTAGCCAGCCAATGAGCGTCTGTAGCCGCCTTGAATGTCAAACCTCTGTAGGATGCGCCCATCGCGGACCGCACGCCCAAATGTGCTACTTCCCTGCCGATCTTTCTAGCTATACGGACGAGCAGATCGCCGCCGAACATCACTGGCGCATGATGAAAAAACTAGGTGATCCTCGTATCTGCGTTTCCGGCCCGAAGCAGATTGCGTGGCCTGAATATCTCGCTTTGAAGGATTAGGACGCCAGTGAACCAACTTGAAACACTGAAACTCATAGATAAGTTCAGGGCGGAAGCTAAGGCGGCTATTGTCGCCGAGCGCGAACGGTGCGCTAAGATTTGTGAAACTAGCGCCATTTATTATGCAGGCGGTTCCCCGATGGGTTTAGTACCTAACAAGTTGGGTGATCCAGTTGGTCATCTGTTCGCAGCGGCTATCAGGAACGTGGAATAGTCTGTCCTATCCATAATGAAAAAAATCTTTTTCGCCATTCCATCAAAATCCGGCCAGCTTGAATGGCCTACGTTTGTAGCTCTCATGCGCAGCCATGCCGCCTGCCGTGAGCAGGGATGGACTACCAAACTAGCTGCCGTATTGCAGGAGTCGCTGATCCCCAATGCCAGGAATGTGCTGGTGGCGCAGTTCATGGAGACTGACTGCACCGATATGTTTTGGGTGGATGACGATCAGGGCTGGACACCGGAGGGCTTTGTCAAACTGCTCAATTACGAGGAGCCGTTTGTCTGCGCGCCATACCGGCACAAGTCGGATGTCGAGACATATTCTTTTGAGTTGGCTCCTCCATGGCCCGTTAGTAGCGGTTTGCTGTCGGTGAAATATGCCGGCCTTGGCATTGCCAAGATATCGCGAATCGTGATCGAGCAGATGATCGTGGCTTATCCGCAGACCTACCGGCCGAGCAAATATCCCAAGTCGGTATGGCCGCTGTTCGAGATCAAATGGGAAAACGGCGAAATGAACGGCGAGGATGTATGCTTCTGCGAGAAATGGCGGGCGATCGGCGGTGTGGTATGGGTCGATCCAGACCAGGTTACCGAACACGTCGGCAAGAAATCCTACATTGGCCATTACAGTGAGTTCAAAAAACAGTCGCCTGCCAGGCCGGAAGGCGACTGAGGTGAGACGGCGGGAGATTGCAGAGTGCCGTCTAGCAGATGTAGCAGCAGTTCCCGTGGCCGCTGAACATTAGTCCAACAGCAACAAGTAGGGCGAGTGCTGCGAAGTAGAGCAGCACCCACTGGTTTGATGTCATCATCTATGTGTTGGTGGCAGCAGGGATATTCCACCCATGCCGACTACGCAGCTTAACAGTGCAAAGATGATGTAAATCACAAAGATACAGACGATCGCCCATAGAATGATGTTGATGGCCTGGGCAAGTATCGGAATGCCTACCTGTGCCATGACCCACGGCACAAGCAGGCGAATAATAGCGACGATTGCCCCGACTATCACACACCAGACTAGGAACTGCTCAAGCCATTGGAGTGTAAAGCATCCCATATATCCTCCTATGCGGCCGGAGTACCGGCAACAACAGCGGCGCTAAGTTTTGATGCGCGGTCGGTAATCGCCGTCGAGAGAGCATCGATACGGGCGATCTGCGCCGGGTCTGTGACGTTGGCTTTCAGGTCGGCAATTAAGCCGGCCAGCGTTGTGAGCAGAGCCTCGGCGGCATCGTCGGCATCGCTATTGGCCTTGGCGGAAGCCTCGGCTTTATCAAGTGCGTCGGTGAGTGCAGACATGGTGTGTAGTTCCTTTGTTAGGATACGGTCCATTTTGTCAGCAAGAGCTTCGAGACGGGTTAGGACCGAATCGCCCGAATCGAAGTGATGGTGTATGTCAATTCTCATACGAAAACCCTCCGATGACTTTATATAGGACAAGTGTGACAGGCTCGCTATTGTTCCTTAGTACTCTTAGGCGCCTGCCGTACGAAGTTTTCCAGTGAACGCACGCGCTCATCCAACTTGGCAGCCAGCGTCTCGTTGGACTTGGCCACCGCAGAAAGTTCGCCTGTCGTCGGCCTGCTTTGTTCAAGCTGGTTTAGCCTGGACTTCGTATCTGAATATCGCTCATCTTCCAGTCTTTCCAACTGTTTGAATAATTCCATCGTTGGAAACTCACTGCGACGTGCGAGCAATTCTGCATTTATCCGCTCTATTTCATGTTTTATAGCGTCGTCGCTCTTGATTGAGTCGTTTCTATTCTGAAACACACTTTTTTCAACGTAGGCAAATTGCGATTGAAATAGCGTCCACGCCGCGCCAGCAAGCGCGGTGGCCACCAGCAGACCGGCAGCTATGTTGGGCCAGGTTAATTGCGGAGGCCCATTGGGACTAGACACCGCTGCTATCTGGCTCCGCTGCCGCCGCCTCGAAATCTGCGTCAGCCTTGGCCTCCAGATCATCTAGCGCGGTAAGTTGCTCTGGCGTGACGACGTTGTTATTGCGCAGTGCATCAATGATGTTCTGCACGATCGGTGCCACGTCCTGCACTTCCTTGATGAGCGTTGGCAGGATTTTCACCAACAGGTCGATGATCGACGTAATGGCGGCTGGCGTGCCGAGCGAGCCGGCGATTTGGCTGATGACGGTCAGGGCGGCTAGGAGAACGGCGGTCATTGGACAACTCCTGCGATCTGATATTGATTGGCTATGCCTTGCAGCGTGTTGGTGGCGGCCACAAGGGCGTCATATAGCCCGCTCGTGCCGAGTTGACCTGGGTGATCCTTTTGGAACTGCACGAGATTGGTCCGTGCAACGCGCCCCGCCCGTACTGCCGGGATGAGTTTTGCAATGGCTGTCTTGGAGCAACCGACCGTTGCCGGATTACGCTTGCAGAACACGATGTAGTTTGTGGCCGTAACTTCCAAGGCGTCGAACGAATTGCGGGCCACATAGACCGCCGTTGGCGATACCGTTGAACCGACAACCGAGGTGATAGCATTCCAATCGGTCTGGAACGTAGCGCAGCCGGCGAGGCTTGCCGACATCACGAAAGCTATGAGAATTTTCCTCATGGTAGTCCTTTCATGGAGTTGAATTTGCCGTTGATTGAACGGCCTTCTTGTCCGCTGCGACCGTCTCGATCTTGGGCTGGTTCGGATCGACCGCGAACGAAGCAAGCGTCTGGTTTGCCTGCTTGTTGACGATGATCTTTTCCACGCCTGGCATTTCCTGCACGGATTTGATGATGCCGCTTTGACCTGTCGTGAAGGTCAGCACGATGCCGAGAACACCTGACACAAACCCGGATAACGAAACGATCTCCTTCACGATGAGCGGTGCCATGGAGCCGAACGGCGAGAATATGTCGGTGAGTTGTGTGCCGCCGGAGGCGACAAATCCCAGGATGCCGATTGTTAAAGCCAGCTTTTGTGCCAGGTTCATGTAACTTGTCCTATGATTCGATTAATCAAGGATGCCAGCCAGTTCGGTTGCGCTGGTGCTGGGACGGCAGATGAATTTTGGTTAACAGCCTGCGCTTGCGGTTTCTGCGCTGTTTGTAGCTCTTGCATACGACGTAATAGAACAGCACACCCAAGCTGGTGATCGATGCAAGTTTCACAAAAAACCCCGTCAGCCACATATTTGCCTGATACATATTGGTCGCTCCCTGCCCAGATGTACGGGGACGGCTTGCCTCTGATGAAATATCCCAGCCCATTGTACTGCTCCAGCAACGTCATGGTGCCGCCGTCGTCCCATTCATGCCACTTGGCGGCATAGGGCGGGCAGTTTTTCAGGGCATCGACCGCGCCGTCCTCCCAGGTAGCGAACGGCCCGCGCCCCTTAGGCACATGGGTGGACACCTTATCGAGCGGGTCGCCCTGACCGAGCTGCGTATGCCAGTTCTGACTGGCCTCGCGCTCATGGATCACGGCAATGACGTTGCGCGGCACGCCGGTCAGATTCTCCACGCGGGCATAGCGAAGCTGCGCCTTGGGGTCGGTCAACCGCGCGGCCACCCCGCCTATCTCCAGGGCGCGGCCAGGGTCGGTTTTCATGACTAACCAGCGTTGCTCATTCTGGTGCTTGAGTAGCGCAAGGTCCGACATAGCGTACCCCCGTAAGCTGCATAATCAGCACGCACGCCGTTACCGCAAGGCACTGTTAAACAACGTATTGCTCGCCCTCGACAACGATTGTCAGGCTGGTAGCCGCACTGGCACCGCCTACCAGAAAGTCAGTCGAGAGCATCTTCAGATTGCAATAGTAGTCGTAGGTCAGGTTGGCACCAACGCTGTAGCCGGTGAACAACTCGGTACCTGCCGTATTGGCGCCTGTCGCGCCCAGCCACAGGCTGAACGTCACCGTACCGGCTGTCTTGTTGGCGATATGAATGTGCTTGACCACGCTGTAGATTGCGCTGTCGCTGCCATTGAAGATGTTGGTCGTTAGCGTTGCGCTCATGGCCACTGGGCCGGCGAGACGCTTAACGCTTGGGTTTGCCATGTGATCTCCTTATGATGCCGTGAGAGCCAATCCGTAGATTGGTATGTTCTTATTCGTCAGCGTCTTGATGCGGGCCGCAAACGACGTGCCGCTCGTGCAAACGATTGCGTTGGTTTCTGCAATGGTTCTGCCAGCCTGACCAGTACCGGCCGTTGCCAGCGTTCCTGCCGTCCAATGCGAACCTCCGTCACAAGTAAACTCGGCCGTCAGGTCGGTGCCATAGCTAACACCAACTGCGGTATCGACTTCCATCAATATCTGTCCGGTGGCGACGCTGGCGTCGGCTGTTTGAGCGGTCGTAATCAACGTCATGTTGGAGAGCGCGCCAGTGTTAGAAGTAAAGCGCATACAAGCAACGTAACTTAAATCTTCCGTGAAGCCGCCGGTAGGTCCACCAGTCTGATCGCCGCTTAAATAAGCACGAGAGCCAGTGCCTCCGGTACCCAAAAACAATGGGCCAAAATTACTAGCAGAATACGCACCAACGTAATAAGTGCCGCTCCCTGGTACTGTGTAGGGTGATGAAAGCGTGTGATCTTCCCAGCCGGTGCCGCCATGCACGTAGGTTTCTGAAACGACAAATGTATAATTGCCTGCACTGTTTCGTTTTGCTATTTTCAGCACAAAAGTAACAGCAGAAGTAGAGTAAACTCCGATTGATGTTACTGTGTCTGAATTTGTTATAGCCGTATCTTCGGTCAGCATTGTATAGCCGCTATTTGCTGT